TGCCAACGCAGGGTTATCAACCATGGCTGGGTATGCACACACAGCTGGTATTGCCTCAGTCGCACAGAATTTAACAGGAACTCCATCAATAGTTGTTGATAATGTCAATGGTCTTGGAATTGTAACCTTCCCAGGCCAAGGTAGTAAGATGCGTTTTGACTTTGACGCAACAGGTGACTTACCTACTGCTACAAGTTGGAGAGGTATGTTTGCATGGGCAAACAATACTAAGACTGCATACGTCTCTAGTGGAACCACAATGGGTGGTTACAATGGTTGGAGACAGATAATTCACCAAGACATGTATGGTAACTACCAGACTGTTGGTGTTATAACTGCATCTAGATTCTCTGGTGATGGTTCTACTCTTACTAACTTACCATCAACTGATAGTATTTGGAGATCAAACTCCACTGGTATTCACACTCTTACTAATGTTGGTCTTGGAACTACTAACACAGAGGGATATAAACTCAATGTATTAGGTAATCTTAGACTACAAGGCAGACTGGACGGAGCTGCAACAGGTAATATTCTACCTCACTTATGGAATAATTACAGTGATCTACCATCAGCGGGAGTAAATCATGGTCAATTTGCACACGTTAATGAATTTGATAAGGCATACTATGGTCATAAAGAACAGATAACAGTTCAAGTTTCAGTCAGTACAGATACTGTAGGTGGTCAAGCAACAGGTGTATTCTACCTTAATGGTGTAGAAAGACCAGATCAATTCCCTATAACAAGAGGAGCGACTTATCTGTTCGATCAGAATGATGCTTCAAATGCCAACTATAATAATCAGGCTCACCCATTCATGTTCAGTCTAACTGAAGATGGTGACTTGATAGCAGGGGGAGCTCACTATGATCCTACCACTACAGTTTATAGACTAGATGGTGTCGAAAAAACCATGGCAGAGTATACTAGTGGTTTTGCTGCTGCTACTACTAAGACTGTACACTTTACACCTCCAGCTGACGCACCTAACACACTTTGGTATTGGTGTCACTTCCACACAGGTCAAGGTAATAGATTAGCACTCAATAATAATGCCGTAGGATGGAGAGAACTTGTTAATAAAAATGTTGATAGCACTGTAGGAACAGGAACTGAAAATTATAAAGTTGGTGTTATCACTGCAACATCCTTCTCTGGAGACGGTACTGGTATAACTGGAATCGGAGTTACCTATGCAGCAACATCTGGAATCGCAACTTTAGCAAGAGGACTGACTGGAACTCCAAGCATCAGTGTTGGTATAGTAACTGCAACAAATTTTGTTGGTGATGGTTCTGGACTAACTGGTATCACTGCATCTGGTAGTGGTATTATAATCAAAGACGATGGTACACTTGTAGGAACCATTGGTACTATTAACTTTGGTACAAACCTATCAGTATCTGCTGCATCTGCTGGTGTTGTGACAGTCACCGCATCAGGTGGTGGTGGAGGCAGTGGTATCTCTGGTATGATATATCAAGAGGAAGGATCTACCGTTGGTACTGCACAAACTGTTAACTTTATCGGTGCTGCGGTTACTGCTTCAGTAAGTGGTGGGGTTGCAACCATCAACATGGCAGGAGCAGTGCCATTTACAGGCCCTGCAGCAAATATAACCGCACTTGATATCACACAATACGAAAACGCATACTCATGGGGTAATCATGCAAGTGCTGGATATCTCACAAACATCAATGGATCAAACTTGGGTGATCTATCTAATGTTTCTAGTGCATCTCCAGGCGCTAATCAAGTATTAACATGGAGTGGATCATCATGGGTTCCAGCTGATGGCAGTGGAAGTATTACAATTCAAGAAGAAGGAACTAGTGTTGGATCTGGTATAACAACAATAAACTTTGTTGGAGGATCAATAAGTGCAACTGCCTCTGGTGCTGGAGCAACCATTACAGTTACATCAGCTGGTGGTGGAGGAGGTGTATCAACAACTGGAGTAGGAACGTACACTGCATCTGCTGGTGTAGAAGTACAAGTAGATTCATGGTCTAAAGTTAGTTACTCTGGTGCGGAGTATACATTTATGATTGGTCTAGGAACATACAGACAATCACAGAAAGTTCTTGTCATGCACGATGGAACTACAGCGTTCTCACAAGAATATGGCATCATGTTCTCTCCAGAACAACAGGTATCTATTGCTGCAACTGTAAGTAGTAGTAACGTTCTAGTTAAAGTTACTCCTGAGGCAGGGATATCTGGTCTATCAACATACAGATTCGTTAAAACTTTTATTGAAGCCTTATGATTCATACTAGTACTAATACTCTTGATAGGACTGGTCTAGCCGTCGTTCCTACTGGAGCTGACGACAAAAAGGCATACTCTATCAAATGTTATACCAAAGAGGATTGGGTATTCATCCACGAAGAGCTAGAAAAGGATGGTTCACTAGAGGATAATATACCTGATCCATCTATAGTATGTCCTGACAAAAAGGAACACAGTGATACCAGAGCAACTTATATGTTGACTGATGCAGAGGCAGAAGATTTAAGAAAACATGAGAAGGTGCAGTGGGTTTGTATCGACTATGATGTATATCCAGGCAACTATCACCCAGATCCAAAAGATATTGTTGCTGGTGTGCAAAGATTTGGCAGAGGAGTGGGTTCAATATCTAACTACAGAGCATGGAATACTGCACCTACTGGTACAAGACCACCTACATCTCAAGCTGGTATAGGTTCTACTGATAAGAACAGGACTGGATACCAAATACTAAGACATACACAAAAAGAGAATCCTTGGGATGCAACATCCACTGGACTAACTGGATCTGATCATATAATAATAGAGAAAGAAAATGTTCAATTAGGTGACGGAACTGGCGTAGATGCAATCGTATCTGATGATGGTTTCTGGATTGCACACCCAGAATTTGTAACAACTGCCGATGATCCTGTAGGATATTCAACAGGAAACGCATTGACATGGAGTGGTATATCTACAACACCAGGCACATGTAGTGTTCTAGATCTAGTTCTCGATGCACCATACTATATCGACCCAGACTTTTTCAATGCAGATCCAGGCAACAGACTGATTCAACGTTGGGATGGTACAACAGTGCCAGTAGAATCTGTTGCAAGATCATGGTGGTCTGATGCGAGTCAAAGATCAGCAGGATTCTCTACCATTGGTACAACAAGTGGTATAAGTACCAACTATAATAGACAAAGTTGCAATGGAAGTAACACACAGAAACCAACTAACAGTTCTGATCATGGAACTCAGTGTGCTGGTCAGGTATTTGGTAAGAACTATGGTTCTGCATACAACTGTAACAAATGGGTGATGAACGGTATCGGAGGTTCTAATTCTGGAATCAATGGTAGTCAGTTTGATGTACAAAAACTATTTCATCTATACAAACCAAACTATGATAGACACTCTGCAATAAGTGGCAAGCAAAATGATGACAGGAATCCCACACTGTCAAGTAATAGTTGGGGATACAGGTCTAGTCTTATTCATAGCTCAGGAGCATACTATTGGTATAGACCATCAGATATAGATGGATCAGTAACAGGAACATCATATACAGCTGGATCAGTTGAACCAGCTTTCTTTGATACTCTAGGTAATGCTGGTGACTTGGGTAGAATGAAAGGTGAAATGATAGATAGTTCCGTCACCGCAGCTGGTGATGAGTTATCTGAAGCGGGAGTCATTTTTGTTTGTGCTGCTGGTAATAGTAATCAAACTCAATGTAGTCCTGGCGATCTTGATTTTAATAACTATTGGTCTACATCTTCCCAAGGTGACAGTGTTTCCTTGGCATCTGCAACTCATTTTGAATTTGGATTGAATTGTTATAACACTATCAATAGAAGAGGGTGGCCACAATCTTTAGGTAAGACTACATCTGGATTATCTACTGCTGGAACTGAGTATGCTGCTATCAATGTTGGTGCATTGGACGATCAAATAAGTAGTACTGGATATACTAGTTTGGGTGATAGTGACTATAAAGAAAGAATAGTATCATACAGTGATAGAGGAACAGGTATCGATGCTTACGGTGCTGCTGATGACACTCTCACAGCAGACGGAAGAGCCTCATCCCTTACATATCCTCACCCAGAAACATATAGTGGACTTACATTGACTCCATATGACGTTGACTTTGGTGGTACAAGTTCTGGATGTCCTACTGTTGCTGGTTGGATTACCACTAAACTTCAATATAATAGAGGATGGGATTGGAGAGATATAAAAACTTGGTTGAAAAATCAATGTGGTACTCAAGATCCAGAAAAATTTTATTATGGTCAGGACATTACATCATTCTCTGCAACAACAGCACAATGGGAAGACTACAATGCTCTAAATGATTACGGATCAGGACCTGTAGTAATATGGGATGCTCCTACTGGTGGTAATGAAGCACAAAAACCTGAGATCAAAATCATAAACTCACCTAATCTCAAGATTAGTGGTGGAGTTGAGATAAAGTTCTCTTAATAAATACTAAAAAAGACTAGCGCAATGGCAGAAAAATCGTTTGGTGTAAAGGATCTTAATATAGT